TTTGTATCTCGACCCAGTTTTGTTGTTTTTTCGCTGTTAATAACTTGGGTCTTTTTCCGTATATGTTATGCAGTTTTCGGTGGTGCATATGACATAATGTAACAGCTTGCTTATAAACTTTTTCTTCGTTTTCTTTTATAAATACTTCACGAAGTTCTAATATTTGTTCTTCGGTTTCTATTGTAATGTCGTTTTCTTTCATCCACGATTCTAGTAACTCAGTTAATCCGTAAAAGTGATGAAAGTCCAGATTCTCCGTACTCCCACAAATGTAACAATGCGTGTCTTTCTTATATTTCGACTTGGCCTTGTCACGAACATACTTAACTAAATCTCTTTTTAAAGTCATAAACCTACTTGTATATTAGAATTTTAACAAATTTTACAGCTCATGTCAAGAACTATTTTTTCAAGGAGTTATTAAAAGGTAGTGGCATGTGTCTCAAACGAGTATAGTGCATATCGAATGGCATCGGCCATGTGAGATGCATATGTATGTTTAGGTTTTTCTTTCATCAAATTAGGATTCGGATCCCATTGATATTGGTCTAAACTTAGTAATGATTCGGTACAAGATTGATGCACGATTAAATTATCATTATCTACTACACCAGCTACATATCCTATTCCATCTAGTACTGATTTCTTTGCATTGATAGTAGTAATATCATAGTTTTGTGCAAAATCAAATCGAGTTTGCTGAGCAGCAGAATCAATATAGATGTAGTCAATATTCCATTTGTTAATTAATTTTCTTATCTCGACTGCATGTTGTTCTGTTGTTTTCTCACTATTTAAATATTCATCTAGTAAATAGAACTTTTCTTCATTCCAGTCGTACCCTAAAACGCAGAAAGCAGTAGGATCTTTATAACCTACGTCCATTCCTGCAAATATATCCATTCTTTTTGTTTCGAGTTCTGATAAATCTGCGACACATTCTTGATGATTAAATGCCCAGACTTGACCTTCAAATACATTAAAGTCTGCCATGTATTCTTGGTTGAACTCAGCTTCTGACATAGTCTTTCTAGCTTCTTGAATATCTTCTTCTGATATACGAGGATTTTCATGGTATGTTGCTCTAACAGAACACCATTCTGGATATTCGCCCGAGAATCCTCTATTCCAAAACTCTGCAAACCAATTATTTCTACCCCTTGGAGTAGATATAAATAGTGCTTTAGAGTTTTCTTTATCTAGTGTAGGACGAAGTGCAACATTGAAAGCATCTCTGCCATCTACAAGTGCTGCCTCGTCAAAGATAATTAAATCATAACTTCTACCAACTACAGAGTCAACTTGATTGATTGACCCCATACGAATAGTAGAATGATTACTAAGTTCAATAACTTTATCTTTTGCATTATCTCTTAAAACTTCTAAGTCAAAATGTTTTATCAGTTGTCTTTGTAAGTCAAAAGATATCTGCGATAAAGAGTAGTTAGGTGACATTAATAATACATTACAATTTGGCACTAGAGTAACCAACTGACCTATAATATTCGCAATATAAGTTTTACCCTGTCTACGAGAAACAGCGGCACATATAAAACGATATTTGGGATTATTGATTGCATTGATTATTGCATTTTGTGAACTATTAGGTGTGATACCTAATAAGTCAAGATACCCGTCCATAGGTAACTTGATAAACCTGGCTTGCTCTTGGTAATTCATAAGATTCTCATGAATTATATCTTTTCTACTAACTTCTATCAATGTATTTTCTCAGTAAAAAATAAATCCGAATCTTCATCAAGAAATCCAAGTTCTTGTGCCTTATGGTATAAGTAGCAATATGAAGCAACAATGTGTTTCATATTTTTTTCTGCGCTAGTTAAATCTCTACTATTTTCTTTATTTACTAAAGTTTTTAGAAATCCTGTTGAATGTGTCATAGCTTCATCTAACCATAACTTTTGTCCGCTTACTTCCATTATTTTCTCCTTCTTCTTATACCAAATGTTCTTTTTTGTGACTTTGGTGGTCTTTTCTTAGAACCGCCTTTGCCTGACCAAAAGACTTTATTTGCCCACCAAGCTGCTGAAGACCTTCCTTTGGCAATATTCTTACGATGTCTTGCTTTGAAACTTCTTCTAGCTTCTGGACTATAATTATGACCCATGCCTTGCGCTCCGAATCTAATTATTTTTATTTTACCACCAACTCTTACAGCAACAACAGCTTTTTTGGTTTTGTGGTTAGGTGTTCTCTTTGGTTTGTTTAAACCTTTAAGACCCACTCGTTTTAATCTTGCTTTTTCTGCCTTTGTTAATGCCATTATAGTGGTGAGTGCATTTTTACAGTCTTGAACTCATGATACAGCGAAGACCCTTTATGCTTTTTATACTTACCTTTATGTTTCATTAGACGAACTCCTGATTTAGTTTTCATCCAGTGAAATCCTTTAGGTGCTTTTACTTTTTTCATTGAAAGTTCCAAAATACCATAGAGTATCTAGTACCTTTTGTTACTTCTTTAACTCCATGCTTTGGACGAGGTCTAAATCCAGGAATACCAGATTGTGGCATTTGAATAACCGAGCCCACTTCCTGTTTAATTTCTGTGCCATTTATTGTAAACTCTCCACCTTCATAATCATCATTTAATGGTATTACCATCAAATCTTTTGCTTGTTGATTAGTATTAGGTTTCCAATAATTACTTTGACACATCCAAAGACTATCTCTATGTTCTTCAACAAAGTCTCCTTCTTCATACTTCATAACTTTACATCTATAAACTGGGAGTCCATCCCATTCTGTAATATAATCAGTACCAGATTGAGAGACTTGTCTAATCTTGTAGCCTTCTGGGTCTATTTCAGTATTAGCGTCTAGTTCTTGCTTACTAAAAGTTTTTTCAGGTTTTGATGTATCATTTTTAATATAATCTCGTTCCCAAGTATGAAAACTATTTATTATATTTTGACACTCTTCTCTTGATAGAAAATTTTTAGTAACGCTAACTCCTACTTTCATTTATCTGCCTCTTCTAGGTAATATTCTTCCTTGTCCTCTTTTACCAAATTTTGCTCTCTTAGGATTTAGTGTTTTACCAAATCTTGGACCGATTGCTTTTGGTGCTGAAGCATATCTCATTGCTTCCATACTATAAGATGATTTACTGTTTACGACTGTTCCCGCTGCTGCGTTCATGTCTCTAGTAATACCTCTTTTAAGTACATGTTTTCGAATCTTCTGGGTATTATGAACACCTGTTGGACCGCTTAAAAAACCGCTTGTTCTACTAGCCATTTAGTTCTCCTTTAACAACTTTAGTTGTTTCCTCTGAAAGTTACATCTACGCAGTGTTGCATAGTCTTTCAATTTACTTAATTTTTGTAGATATTTTCGTTGCTCATATATTCTAAGTGCTAACTTTTTTTCGATGCCATTCAACTCATTCGAAACTTCGAATTTCTCTTTGAGTTGGCTTCTAATCATTATCTACTCCTTCTTTTCTTTTTTCTACCTCTTTTTACAAAAGTGGCAACGTTACGAGGTTTACCACCTGGATTACCTGCTTTTCTTTTTCTTGTTACTGCTGACCTTATCTGAGCTTTAGTCATTCTAGCGGCTTTACTAGCAGGAACGCATTTGGGATACCCTCTTTTGCTTTTCCTTGCTGACTTACGACCACAAGGCATGAATCCTCCACCTTTTCTCTTACGAGAGATGTCAACCCATCCTTCCTTAAACCATTTAGTTAGTCCGCCTTTTGGTTTTGCCATTATCTACAAGGTCTGTTTTTCTTACGAATTGCAGCTTGAAGTGCTTTTGGTAACTTCTTTTGTTTTGGTGATAAACAAGGCTTCATGCCTTTTCTTTTCTTCTTAGCACCATTCTTCTTTTTTCTTTTATGCATTGGCATTATTTTCTCCTCTTACGACCAGTACCCATTCGATACCGACCACCCCTGGCCTTGTAAGTTCTTACTAGCCAACCATTAGCATACGCTGATGGATATACCTTAAATTTTCTTTTTGCTTCAGCTTTAAC